GGTATGGTGAGCCTGCGAACGGCGAGATGCTGCTTCTCTATCCTGCAGGAAAGGAACACCCGCGCCGGATGCGGGAGGAGGTGCATCCGGCGCGGTACGCACCTGCCCACCGGGAGGAGGTGGCGGGCAGGATTCGAAACGCGGAACAAGCCGCGTGGTGAGGGATGTAGGGGCGAGATCGGTCATGTCGACCTCGCGGGAATGGACGCCCGTTCCGCAGCGGCACGGAACGGGCTACCTTCGATGGAATCGCCAAACCCCAAGGAAGGAATGTGCAGATGGAACAAAAGCACGAACTGGACATCACGCCGGACAAACTCCTGGCGGAAGTCCGAATGCTCCGCAAAATTGTCAGCGCGATGCTCGTGCAATTTCCCGACCAGGCAATTGATAGCGTGGTTGGCCACCTCGAATGGACGGTGGAATGTAACGAGCAGCGTGTGCGGGACACGCAAAACGACCGCTGGCGAGATTATGCGGCCGTTGCCTACGACATGCTGGAAAGCATCAAGGTCGACACCGACGAATACATGGCCGACCGTGCAGAAGGTCATAGGCGCCGGACAATTCAGGAGGTGTCCGAGGCCGAGGAGGACGCCCGCCTCAAAGCGCTTATCGGTCAGGACTGATGCCGGCGAGCAACTCGGCTTTGCGCCGTGTGGTAAGCGACGGATTTTCGGGGTTGTTCGCCCATGCCCGGCGCTGTTCCCTGTCCCGCTCGCGACGGTGCGCCGCTGCCTCACGCCACTTGCGCCTGCGGAACGCAGCCCCGACGGAAACAAGACCTCTATGCTCGCCATCGCGGACGACGGTCGAGTGGTGGCGAAGGTGTTTCGCGGTATCCATATCGGAGAAGTCCTGTGCTGAAGGGTGAGGCTCATTCCGCAGCCTCCTGCGGTGCGGGGCCGAAGACGTCGGGGCGCAACTCATGGCGGGAGACGCCGGTCAGGCGTTCAATTTCAAGTACCCGTTCGGCAGGCACCGCTGTCCACATCGAGATAGCCGAAGGCGATATTCCAAGCGCCTCAGCTAGAGCTGAGCGCCTGCCTCGCGATTCGTCGAAAAACTGCCGGAGCTTGTCCATGCCGGCAAGAGTTAAGTCACACTGAATTTTCAGTCAAGCTGATTTTTCAGTGGGACAAAATGGAGCACCGTCTCGCCTTGAGCCATAAATCAATAATGACTGAGACAATCGAAGACGATCGAGCACCCAAGTTCCACTTCAGGGAGTGGCGCAAGTTCCGCGAGAAAACGCAGGAAGACTTGGCTTCGGAGGTAGGTCTTTCCGCATCATCGATCTCCCAGCTTGAGACTGGAAAGCAGGGTTTTACCGGCGATACGCTGATCGCGTTCGCCCGAGCCCTAAATTGCCACCCTGGGGAGTTGCTACTCTGCAATCCTCTTGATCCGGATGGTTTCTGGCACTTGTTCCGTAAGGCTGAAGCACTCAAAGGGCTTGAGCGAAAGCGGATGCGAGACCTAATGGAAACTAATCTGAAGTACGGCGCGGCCGGATAAGCACATATTCCGCATCGTGGTCGACATGGGCGATCCATTCGCCCCCATGCAGCCTTTTCATCGCCGTCGCCGTTGCCTCAGCCAGTTGAGATGCATTCGCCTCCCTGACCGTTAAGGCCTCACCAGCGGCAGCCGCGCCCGCGACTCCGAAGAACAATTCCCTTCTATTCACTATCGCCTCCGCCTACGTTTTGTTCCCCTTCCGTTCATAGAACCATCAGTTCAACTATATGGTCAAGAAAGTATTGCGGAGATAGGTTAATCAGCCTGACTGAAATTTCAGCTTGACTGATTTTTCAGTTGCACTTAAGTTTTGCGCCATCGCATCCCCGCGATGGAGCTCAGCCGTGGCCAACGCCGCAATCCGCCTCACCTTCTCCTACCCCGGCGAATTCGTCGCCGACAGCCATGCTGTCGCGGCCCTTGAAGATTGCGGCTTCTCTGTCGGCCGCATTCAGGCTCACGCCCCGCGCGGAATCCTCTTCGGTCTCTACGACATCCAGAAGTGGAAGAACCTGAACGCCGAGCATCGCCGGGCACTGCATGGCCTGATGAGCGGTGACTACCGCAATGGCCCGGTCACCGTCGAGATATTCGACAGCGCGCCCGAGATCGGCAAGGTGGCGATCCGCAGGTGGGAGGCGCTGTCGTGAGCCACGTAGCCACCCATCCTGACATTAATCGGCTGCTGGCCGAAAACGTGCCTGTCGCCATCGGCGTTTCCGGCGGCAAGGACAGCCAAGCCGCAGCGCTGGCTACGTTCCGCCATCTCGACCAGATCGGTCATACTGGCGCTCGCCTGCTGATCCATGCCGATCTTGGTACGGTCGAGTGGAAGGATTCGCTCCCAACCTGCGAGCGCTTGGCCCTCCATCTTGGTGCCGGTTTCGTGGTTGTCGCCCGTAAGGCTGGCGGCCTCATGGAAAGGTGGGAGGCACGCTGGCAGTCCAGCAAGGACCGCTACGAGAGCCTGTCCACCGTCACGCTGGTTCCATGCTGGTCAACGCCGGCCATGCGGTTCTGCACGTCGGAGCTGAAAACCCACGTCATCACTGCCGAACTCAAGCGACGGTTCCCAGGCCAGACGGTCATCAACGTGACTGGTGTTCGCGCCGACGAGAGTGCGGCCCGTGCCAAGCAGACAGTAGCAAGTTTCGACAAGGATGGCCGGTTCCTGAATTGGCGACCGATCCTCCATTGGAACGTAGACGAGGTGTTTGCGGAGATCGACGGCAGCGGCCTCGATCCGCACCCGGCCTATCGCGTGTTCGGCATGTCCAGGGTGTCTTGCCGGTATTGCATCATGTCGAACCTCGCCGATCTTACAGCCGCCTCGGCCCAGCCCGAGGCGCATGAGACCTATCGGCGCATGGTCAGGCTGGAGTGCGCCAGTTCCTTCGCCTTCCAAGGTTCACGCTGGCTCGGCGATGTTGCCCCTCATCTTCTCGGCGATGGCGGCCGGGCCGCTCTTGAGCGTGCAAAGGAAATCGCCGCGGCGCGCGTCGAGGCTGAAAGACGCATCACCAAGCCCATGCTCTACGTGAAGGGCTGGCCGCTTCGGATGCTCACCGACACTGAGGCTGACATTCTGGCCGATGTCCGCAACGAGGTCTCTGCCCTTCTTGGTTTCCAGTCGGCTTGCCTCGATCGAGCCGACATTCACAACCGGTACGCCGAACTGCTGGCAGCTAAGCCAACGGCGGTAGCGGCATGACCTCCCGCAAGCGCTTCACCCGCAAGGACCGCGAGCGCATCCTCGATGCCGCCGATCACATCTGCCACATCTGCAAAGGCAGGATCGAAGATGATCAGGCTTGGGAGATCGAGCACGTCATTCCCTGGAAGCTGACGCGCGACGATTCCGACAAGAACCTGCGCCCGGCCCACAAGAAGTGCCATCAGCGTAAAACCCATAAGGTCGATCGTCCGGCCATCAACAAGGTCGAGCGCATCCGCGCCAAGCATCGCGGCTTCTGGCCAGCGCCGGTCGGCAACGCCCGTCTGGGATCCCGTCCCTTCCAGTCAACCCGACAGTTCAACCGCAAGGAGAGGCGATGATGTTCGACGCCTTCTGCAATTTCTCGGCCGAGCGCCCGTGGATGCTGGCGATCATTATCTGCACCTGCATCCTCGCTGGCTCGGCTGTTCCCGGAGCGCTCCCGTGAGCTCCCGGACCGCCCTTTCCCGCATGAACCTCAACCGGAAGGCGGCGCAGAATCGCCTGCCAAACGCCTGGCCGCTCGATCACGTCGAGATGGCGCCCGGTGTCGTGCGCAAGGTCCAGACGGTCACCATTCCGCCGGGCAACCGCACCCAGATCGTCTGCGACAACTTCCCCGAATGCGCCTGCCTGGAAGACTGCGCCGACTTCCCTGCGACGCCGCTGCCGATGCGGCAGGTCCTGATCATCGCCGCGATTCCGGCAACGGTGATCGCCATCAGCGTGTGGTTCGCATCATGACGCCGTCCGAGAGACACAACGCGCTCGTGCGCGAATTCATCGAGCTCGCCGGCCGCGAGACATCCTCGATGCCGGAACTGATGGTCGTGGTCGAAAGCGTCATCACGGCCGCAATGCTCCTCAACGTGCGCCTCCACGGCCTTCAGCCGCATGTCGCGACCGGGTTGGTCGATGCGGCCGTCCACGCGGCGACCGAGCGCTTCACCGAGCAAATGAAAGGTCTCAGCCGATGACGACTTTCCAGAACTATCGCCGCGCCGTCATGGCGATGACCGACCTGCAGGCATCTGTCGACGAGTGCGATCGTCAGGTCGCGCGGCTCGACGCCAAGATCGAGCGCCTCCAGCAGCGTCGCGCCGATCTCGCCCGCGAGCGCGCGGCGCTTTCCGCTGGCGCCGCCGATATCGGCCGCCGCGTCGGCCTCATCCCGTTCCGTCAGGCGGCGGAATAGTTCCCCCTTTTCAACCCGGAGAACCACCATGGACACCGCAATCGCAGAAAAACCGTCGTCCTCTTTCCAGACCATCCAGCGCACGACCGCCAACGAGCCGATCCTTGTAGTGAATGGCGCGGACGCGATTTTCATCCGCGCAGGAACGGAATTCGCGTTCGCCAACGGAACGGTCGGCTTCGAGAAGGACTTCCCTGTCACGCTTCCGGTTCTCGTTGCCGGCGCCGACTACTACATTCGCATCAGCGCTGCGAACGATCCCGTGGCGTTCATGGCCGACGGACTTCCACCCGCCGACGCCATCGGCGGCTTCCACTACGCGCCGGGCCGCAATGCGCCGGCGCGCACCGGTGGTCGCGATCTTCCTGCGATCAATCCCTTCTCCTGCTGGGACGCAGCCTTCCGCCCGGCCAGCCCGGATCCTCGCGGCATGGCGCTGGTCGAGCAGGACGGACTGCGCTTCTGGTGCGATATCTACCTGCTCGGCACAGATCACCTCGCCAAGGGTACGTCACGCTTCGGCATGACGATCGCGGATGGCGATGATCTGCCCGCCTCCATCGACGGCAAGGGAAAGGTCAAGCGCTGTGACTTCCCGGCCGTGCAGGCGATCTACGCCCACCACGGCAAGCAGCTTCTCACCTACGACGAATTCCGCGCCGCCGCATTCGGCGTGATGGAAAAGTCCGCCGCCGAAGACGAACCCGAAACCACCGGCCTCGACGCAGCGCGCACCAGCCGGTTCGGCATCATGCAGGCCATTGGCAACATGTGGGTCTGGGGAACCGACGGCGATCCAGACGAACCGCGCCCCTCCCTCTTCGGCGGGTCGTGGCTCTACAGGTCGCACGCCGGGTCGCGTTACGCGAACCTCGACGACTGGCCGGGCGACTCCGGCGGCAACATCTCCGCGCGGGGCCGCAGTGACCACCTTGAAGCCTGAACTGGCCGGCGCGGAAGCGCCGGCTGCCAATCCCCAACCAGGAAAACCAGCCATGAACATCGCAACCACGATTCCGGCAACGCCGGCCAGCATTGTCCGCCCTGACAGCGGCTGCTCAATCTTCCTCGTCACTGGCGCCGAGACGCTTCTCATTCGCGCCGGCACACAGATCGGCACAGTGAGTTTCGACCGCGACACACCGCTGTCGCCGCCCGACCTGGTTGCCGGCACCGACTATGCCGTTCGCATCGAGGACGGGCAGCCGATGGTCTATGCCTGCAACGACAAATTGCCCGCCGATGCGATCGGCGGCTTCCACTTCGCACCGGGCGGTAACGCCGCAGCAACGTCCGGCGGAGACACGACGCCGGCAATCAATCCTGCCTCCTGCTGGGACACAGATTTCCGTCCTGCCTGCCTGGATCCGCGCGGCATGGCGCTGGTCGAGCACAGTGGCCCCGCTTTCTGGTGCGACATCTACCTGCTCGGCACCGATCATCTGACCAAAGGTACGTCGCGCTTCGGTCAGACGATCGCCGATGGCAGGTCGCTGCCGCAGGCGGTCCGCGGCGAAGGCAACGTCAAGGCCTGCGACTATCCGACCGTGCAGGCCATCTACACCCATCACGGTAAGCAGCTGCTCGGCGCCGAGGAATTCTTTGCGGCAGCCTATGGCGTCACCGAGCGCACCTCCGCCGACAGTGATCCGGACACGACGGGCCTGGACGCCGCGCGCACCAGCCGCTTCGGCATCATGCAGGCGACCGGCAATATGTGGGTCTGGGGCACGGATGGCCACCCCACCGACCCACGCCCCTCCCTCTTCGGCGGGCCGTGGCTCCGCGGGTCGCACGCCGGGTCGCGTTACGCGTACCTCGACCACTGGCCGGACGACTCCACCGGCAGCGTCTCCGCGCGGGGCCGCAGTGACCACCTGAGGCTTGCATAGCCGGCGCGGAAGCGTCGGCCGACCTCTCCGGAGGCATCGAGGCCGATCATGATCAAAGACAATCCATCCAGCAGAACGGGACTGGCGATCGTCGAGCGCTACGAAGCGGCGATGGCCTACCTCTACCCGATCGTGCAGCGCTGCCCGCGCCGCCACGGCAAGCTTCGGGATGCGCTGCTCGGAGTGATGATCGATCAGGTCGGCCTTTTCTATCACGCCGCGAAGTCGAGGCAGGCTTCGCGGATTCATGCGGCGGACGCGAACCTCGCGACGCTGCGTTTCTGGCTCCGCTTCGCAGCCGATCCATCCGTCAAGATCATCACGCCAAACCAGCACCGGGCAGCACTCAGGCTGCTCGCCGAGGTCGGCGCGATGCTCGGCGCATGGATCGCCAGCCAGCGGAACGGGTGAACGGGGAAAACGATGACTGGCCCCTCCATCTTCGGCGGGTCGTGGATCAACAGGTCGAACGCCGGGTCGCGTTACGCGAACCTCGACAACTGGCCGGACAACTCCAACGACAACATCTCCGCGCGGGGCCGCAGTGACCACGCATTCCCGGCTCGGCGTCGGTCACGGCCGCGCCGGCTCGCTTCCCGCGGGTGCTTGCGCCCGCATGGGTGGTCAGCCTGGACATCCGGCTTCGGCGAACACACAGCAGGGTCCGGCAGAGCGGGGAGTAGCGGCCATGCCGTCGAAACCCGCGGCCGGCGGTGCTGCCGTGGCTAAGCGCTTCCGCAACCTGATCGGTCCGATCACGGCCGACGCCAATATGATGGCTGCCTACCGGCGCACCGCGCGCGGCCGGCGCCTGTCGCCCGGCCATCTGGAGTTCAAGGAATTCTCCATCCTCAATCTGGAGCGGCTTGCCGACGAGATGCGCGACGGCAGCTATCGCCAGGGAGAGCCGCGCACCTTCGAGATATTCGATCCGAAGCGGCGCGCGATCTCCGCCCTGCCCTTCCGCGATCGCGTCGCCCAGCATGCGCTCTGCGCCGTCATCGAACCGATCTTCGACGCGACCCTGTTGCCGCGATCCTATGCCTGCCGAAAAGGCAAAGGAACGCACGCTGGTGCGGTCGCCGTGCAGGCCGAGCTGCGCCGCCTCACGCGCGACGGTGCACCGATCTTCACCCTGAAGACGGATTTCTCCCGCTACTTCGCGTCGATCGAGCGGGCGACGCTGTGGCGCATGATCGAGGCGAAGGTGTCCTGCCACGCCACGTTGCGCCTCATCGAGGCGATGGTTCCGCGCGCGGGCATCGGCCTGCCGATCGGCAGCCTGGTCTCGCAGATATTCGCCAACGTCTACGCCGGCGCGCTCGATCGCCACCTTCAGCAGGATATCGGCGAGCGCCACTGGCACCGCTACATGGATGACCTGGTCGTACTCGGCCCGTCGAGTGAGCATCTGCGCAGGCTGTGCGAAGACATCGAGGCGTTCTCGCGCGACCGGCTCGGCCTGCGGTTCTCGAAGTGGTCGATCCAGCCTGTCAGCCGCGGCGTCAATTTCCTCGGGTATCGCATCTGGCCCAGCCACAAGCTGCTGCGAAAGGACAGTGTCCAGCGTGCCAGGCGCAAGATCGCGCGCTAC